CGAACGCTCTGCCAACTTACGATAGATAGTAAAAGTAGTCTGAGGAGTCCCGAGATACATAATACGGCTATCGCTTTTCGGCGTGAGGATGGATTCAGCCTCAGTACAGAGTTGTAAAAGTTTTTCACGCATTAACTCCGTCATGGAATTTCCAGGAACCTCTATGTCGTCCAAGATCATTAAATCGGCGCGACTTCCTGTTAACTGACCAGTTATTCCCACCGACTTTACGCTTGGAGCTTGGTGTGGAGAACAGTTTACGTCGAAGCTGATGCGACTCCAACGTGAATCGTCTGATTTCGGTCTGAGATGACTGAGCCATGGGGTTTCAATAATAAGTTTTTGTAGGAAAATGGACATGTTATCTGCTCTCTCTTTGGAGGCAGATATAATCATAATTTTTCTTTCTGAATCGTTAAAGAGAGTCCAGAGGACGAAGGCTCCTGTGATCCACGACTTTCCAACGCCACGGAAAGCTTGTATTTGAAGACGCTTAGGGCCATGCTGAAGATAGTCTGCGATTGCATATTGTGCTCGAGTAGGTGAGGGTAGACCAAGTTGATCCCACAGAGCTTGTAAGAACAACTTGAAATCTGACTTAAGAAAGTCTAAAGTATCCATTAAATAATATCAGTTGCATTTAATTTTAATCTATCTGAACCATCATCTATAGTAACGTTTCTTAGTTTACCATTCTTCTTTCTTTTATTTCTTAGTTTCTCAAGTTCTGCTAAATGAAGAGCTTGATCTACTTCTGCAGGTGATTTGACTCTTTGCTTTGACATAGTTTAATTTAGTAAGTTAATCGTCAGGTCTCATACCAGTTTGTTCATCTAATCTAATAGATTTACCTCTTCTTATATTTCTTAGTTGCCTTAATTTATTTTCAGGTATTTGATCAAATACTAACTCTAATTGTTTACCATACTTACTTTGTTTTAAAGCTTTAACTGAAGATATTGGATTTGGACTACGTAAAGCAAGTATTAATGCTTTAGAAGCCTTTGGATCTAATTGTGGTTTTAAAGGATTTACTATATCTTCTATTTGTATATCAAATACTAAATCTTTTATAACTTTATTTACACTTTTTATTGTATAACCTTTTTTAAAGATATTAGTAGTTCCATCAGAAAGTGATTCAGAGAATGCATCTGCTAATCTTTCAGGAGGTATATCAGTAAGTCCAAATACGTTTTGTATTTGATCCATACCTCTTTGTATTAAAGTTTCTCCTTGTTTAATAATTTTAGCATACTCTTTAGCTACCTGTAATCTTCCAGCTTGACCTGAACGTAGTAAATCCATCTTTTCTGGAGTAAAGAATTTTTCTCCTTTTACACCTATTGTATCTTTGAAAAATTGATGATGTAAAAGATCATGAGGTTCTTCTAATGCTAACATAAGGTTACTTTTCTTAGCAGCTTCAAAAGTACCACCTTTAGGAGTTGGAGCACCAGGGAATACACCAAGTCTATTTAATTCATCAGTCATTTCTATCCATTCTTTACTACCATACTGTAATCCATCATATAATGGAGCAGATAGATTTACACCAAAAATATGGTGCAATTCAACAGTAGAAGGATCTATATTAAATCTTTTTAAGTATGAATCATATTCTTCTAAAAATGGTCCTATTAAACGTTTTCTTGTAGATATAAATTGTTTCCCAGGTGTCTGTCTATAAGCTACTTGATCCCACCTAGTCTGAAATAATTCCATTACATTCCTATCACTACCAGCTTTTCTCCAAGTATCTAAATCGAAAACACCGTCTCTCAGACCACTTCTAGCAAAGAACATTCTAGCTAATTGAGGTACATCATCCATACCTCTATTAATATTCATTTGAAGATCAGTAGCTAATTGCATTCTTCTAGCTCTGACAATCTCATCTGCTTGACTTACAGCTTTATAAGCTTTAACACCTTTAGTTACAGCTCCTGTAGCTTTAGATATACCTTTATCAGCTATTAAACCAGTAGCTACTCTAGTACCCCAACCAGCAAATCTAGGATCTAACCAAGGTGTTAATTCAGCACTCATACCTCTAGCTTGTTTAGCTAGCCAATCTTCTCCTTGTGCTATTTTATCAATGAGTGGTAACTTAGATAAAGCCCAACTTACATTCTTTATACCACCTCCTAGTAGACGTAGCATATCATCAGTATATCTATCAGGATCTTCTTCAGCTTGTTTCTTTAGCCAATTAACACTACCAGTAACTCCATATTCAATGTTATTTAAAATTTGAGTACCTACTAATTGTCTATCAATAAGATTAGGAGCATTCTTTAGATTCTCTATATGCTCTCTATCTGTTATATTACCAGCTTTATGGGCTTTATCTGTAGCTTTAATAGCTTTATCTTTAGGAGCATTCTTTTGAGCATCACGAAGTTGTTTCTGTTTAACTATATCACTTTCAATCTCTTCCATAGTTACCTCCTCTTAGCACCACCTCTGGCGCGGTTCTTCTTAGGTATTTCTAGTGTAAGTCTATTACCCTTATGAGATACATCCTTACCACCTTTACCCATAATACCTAGCTTCCTACGTCTACGAGACAACAATTTACGATACTGTCTCTTAGCTGCAGTACTATTAATCTTCTTTTGTTTACGTTTCTGTTTAGCGTAAGACTTCCTACCTTTCTTAGATTGATAGTATCTAGAAGTCTTACCTGGGTTCTTAGCCCGTCTTGGAGCCATATAACCTCCGTTGTACTAGTTCAGGATCTACTTTAGGGAGGATTCTGTTTAACTTGTCCATTGGACTGCCTTCATAAGCAACACCTGTTATGTCATTAGTCTTAAGCCAATCACAGGCTGCTTTTAAGTCTTGAGTAGTAGCCTCGCCACCACGAACCCTCTTAAGGAATTCGTTAGTGACAAGGTTATGTAACTCATCAAACTTTTCTTCTTTTGCTTTTGCCATTCTTTTTAGCTTTTAGTCGTTTTAAACGTAGTTTGATGAAATCAGGATCATTTTTAATTCCTGATGGAATATCTTTCCAATCTGAAAGAGGAATATTTAAACCAAACCCTGAATCAGTTAGACTTCTAATATTATTAGCAGCAGCTAATTTAGATCTGTTCTTTTTATTTTTAGCCCAATCAGGATGTCCTTTAACATTACCTTCACCATAACTAGAATCGTTACGTTTGAACTTTCGGATATTATTTGCTGCCATAATTAAATGCTATTTAAGATGTCATCTATGACTTGTTTCTTTTTCTTTTTAGTTTTTATGACTTTTTCTAAATCAGTCTCCTTTGTCTTTTTAGGAGGAGGAGGAGACCATGCTACATTGTAAGTTTTCTTATACTTACTAACATTAGAATTACCTGCAGTCATGCATTTACCTCATTAATTGTTTTCTTTTTAGCTTTTATCCAACGTCCTCCATGGAAAATCATGTCAACGCCTTCTGTTCCTCCAGTATTAACTTTATCTCCTTCTTTCCAGTAGCCATGTGTGCCGTCTGGACCTAGAGAACGATTACTGAAGGAACCTGTTCTAGTTCCCATTAGTTTAGTAGTTTCTTTTTAACGATTTCCAATGCCTGATCATCTAGTTTGTTATCAGTTCTAGCAACATAAGCTTCTAGTAAATCTACTACTAGCTTCTTTACTGAATCTGACTTCAAGAAGGCGAAAAGGATGGGCTTGATAATTAGGATCATTGTATTAGGGGGTTTAAACTTTGTCGAGTGTACCACGTGTGGCTTTTGTTGATTCTTTTTTTGAAACCTTTACTTCAACTTTAGGTTCTTCTTTCACTTCTTCTTTGGTGTCTTCGGAGGACACTGATACTTTTGTTTCTGCCATAGTTTCCAGTTTTGAATTGGTTTACATTCTTTTTTTAATTTCTTTTCTACAGCTTTCTCTACATCTTCTTCCCATTTAGCTATAGGTACAACATCACTACACATATGACCAAGATCAGAATTAGGAAGTAACATGAATCCTTTCTGCTGCAATTCTGCACACTTTAGGACTCTAACTAATTCATAATCTAATCTCATCTTCTCTTCTTGTCTAGCTGCTATACTACGACACCTATTAAGACCTTCTCGATCTAAAGGTATCATAAAGTTAATTTGACCTCCCCAGTTCTCTGCTAAGGTATAACTAGAAGGTCTCATTCCATCTTCATCTATATCCCACGGTTTAGTATGATTTCCCATATAGAATGGAGAGAATGTCATTGTAGCTCCATTGCAAGATATGTTAGGTCCGTAATGCTGTCTAGATGGTGCTCCATTATTCTGGAATTGTACCGCCTGATTTGTTACATTACCTGTTGCAGCTGCAACTGGATTACTAACATTATTCTCTTCTGCTTTTACTGGTGCTATTGTGAGAAGACTGATAAGGAGACCGTAGTAGCAGTAACGTCGATTTCTCTGTCGATTACTTCTACGGATAAGACTTGACTGGCTGCTCTTTCTGTTATTTCTAAAGTGAAAGGATCTCCAGCTGTGTGTAGGGTGAATACTGAATCTGTATCTACTATACCTCCTGAAGAAGCTGAAGTATGGGTTATGTTTTCCCCAGACCATTTGTTTAATGCAGACCCATAGGTTGTTGTTGTTATTTCTTCGACTATCTCTTGAGTCGTTGTTGTCGTACTGTTCATCGAACCCTGGGTGAAATTTGGGGTTACTAATTCTGCTCTTGCTACCGTGGGTGATGCCAGTAATAAGAGTACTAGCCATTTCTTCATTCTTCCTTTT